TAAATGCTGGTTTTGGAAAGAGTGGAGCAGATACTTATTCTATATGGCTCTACAAAGGCGGAGCGAGGTGTAATCATCGCTGGACTCGTAAGTTGTTTTCAAGAAAAGGTGGAAGAAGTTTAGGTGAAGCAGTATCAACTACAAAAGCAATTAAAAGAGGTTTTAGACCAGAAACAAATGCAAAGAAAGTATCTATTGCACCAAAGAATATGAAGTATGCTGGATATACTGCAGCTTATTGGAATAAAAAAGGATTTGAAAAATGAGTAAAGCACTATTTGTAACAAGACACGATATATCAGTATTTACTGCTGCTAATGGTAACGTTGACAATGACAAACTGTTGCCAAGAATTTTGATTGCACAGGACATTCATATTCAGAATTATCTTGGTACAGATTTATATAATAAAATACAAGCTGACATAGTTGGTAGTAGTTTGGCTGACCCTTATTTAAGTTTATTAAATGACTATATTAAACCAATGCTTTTACATTGGTCAATGGTAGAATACTTACCTTACGCTGGTGTTAATATTGCTAATGGTGGTATATATACTAAGAATCCTGAAAATAGCACAGCACTAACAAAAGAACACGTTGATAGCTTAGTTGAAAGAAGTAGAACAACAGCACAGTTTTACACAAATAGATTTATAGATTATATGCAAAATAACGCAGCTGGATTAATACCTGAGTACTATTCTAATAGTCAAGAAGATATGTATCCAGATGATGTTGCAGATTTTGGAGGTTGGGTACTTTAAAAATATATTATGCCAGATAATAACATAGAATGGGGACAAGGTGGTGTTAACAACAGCAACGATTGGGGAAAAGCAAAAGCTAATTCTACCAATAACTTTGGTGCTGTTTATGATAGTTCGCCAAGTGGTGATACTAACATTGCTGGTGGACAACCTGTTGTTTCAATAACTTATTCTGCAAGTGCTTTTTGTGCTGATGCAAGCGACCCTACGCCAACAGTACAAAACAATGCTGGTGCTGGTGTATTTAGTTCTACTACTGGATTAGTATTTATTAGCACAACAACTGGTGAAGTTGATATTGATGCTTCTACTGTAGGGAGTTATTTAATTACATATACAGATACAGATGCTGCAACTGCAACATTTAACCTAACTATTAATGCTTTACCAACTGTTATTGTAAGTGTTTCTGCTGGTACTATTTGTGATGGTGAAAGCACAATACTAACAGCAAGTGGTGCTTCTACTTATGTATGGAATGATGGTAATACAGATAATCCAAGAACAGTATCACCAACAACAACAACTTTATTTACTGCAACTGGTACAGATTCAAATGGTTGTACAAGTTCTGGTGCTACTACAATTACTGTAAATGCTTTACCAACTGTTGAAATATCAGGAACTTTAACTTATTGTGCTGGTAGTACAACAACACTAACCGCAACTGCTGGTTTATCTTCTTATTTATGGAGTACTGGAGCAACTACACAAGCTATAAATGTAACTGCTGGTAGTTATACTGTAACTGGTACAGATAGCAATGGTTGTAGTGCTACTTCTTCTGCTTCTGCTGTAACAGAACTACCTTTGGATAGTGCTACAGTAAGTTATTCAGCAGGTGCTTATTGTCAAGTTCCAACTGGTGCTTTAGCTGTAGAGGGTTATTATCCTTTATATTCTACTGAGTCAGCAGCACAGGCAGAAAGCTCAGATGGAACAGCACACTCTCACACGTTAAGCGGAACTACATACTATATGCCTAATGATGGTGTAATTCAGTATCATAATACTTATTCACTAACAACTCCAGCACCTACAATAACAGGTGAAACAGGAACGTTTAGCGAATCTACTGGAAACTTAAGTATAGATAGTTCTACAGGTGTTATAACTTTAAACAGTTCAACTACTGGAACTTATACGGTAGTTTATACTACAAATGGAACTTGTCCAAATACAGTTAATAATACAGTAACAATAAATGCTTTAGATGGTGCTACATTTGGTTATAGTTCAAATAGCTTACCACAAACAGGAACAGCAAGTTTAACAACTACTCCAACAACTTCAGGTGGTGTTTATAGTGCTTATCCAAGTGGATTAAGTATTAACTCTTCTACTGGTGAAATTGATTTGGCTAATTCTACTATTCAATCTTATAAAATATTCTATGAAACAAGTGGTGCTGGATGTCCTAACTCATCAACATTTGATTTAGCTGTTACTGCTGCTGGAATTGCTAATAACCATTCGTTTTCTTTTGATGGGATTAATGATTATATTTTAACAGGTTTTAACCCCACTACAATAGGCACTGGAGATTATACAGTTTCTTTATGGTTTAATGCAACAACAGGAGCAACAGAAGATTATCCTTATATATACGCTTTAGGAACAGCAAGTAATTATCAAGGGTTTAGTTTATCTAATAGAAGTGGAAACACATATAAATTAAGAATAAACAACAATTCTGGTGGGAGTTATTCTCAAGACGTTTCATCTACTTTAAACATAAGTGCTGGCACTTGGTATCATATAGTAATCACAAGAAGCGGTAATACAATAAATCTATATTTAGATGGAAATACAACACCGTATTTAAGTTTAAATAGTTCTGAGGTTGGAAGTAACACAATTAATAATACAGAATTTAAAACAGGTTTTGGAGACCAAGCAGCTTCAACAAGATATTTTGCTGGAAACCTTGACGAAGTAGCAATCTGGGATACAGCTCTAACATCTACACAAATACAAAGTATTTACAACGCAACATCAACTAATTTAACTAAAGACTTAACCACAGTATCAGGTTCAAACCTAAAGTACTGGAATAGAATGGGAGATTAAATATGAGTACAGAATTTATAAATGACCAATGGAGACTTCCTAATGCTTTCAACGGCTCGGAAAGTAATGTTAACAAGCAGAGTAACTATTCTATGGACTTTGATGGGAGTAGTTATATTTCTCTTCCTTCTTCTCTAGATTTAGGAACTAACTCTACTATATCTTTATGGTTTAAAAGTGACTCTGGAAACACTAACAATACTATACTAGGGGAAGATTCTTATCAATACGATTATTTATTGCAGATAGCTTCTGGAAGTAATGAGGCAGCCATAAGAATAGGAGGCATAGTAAAACCATTTACAGGAATTACAGAAATAAACGATGGTAACTGGAATCATTGGTGTATTGTTAGAAATGGTGATAGTGTAGAGTTATTTATAAACAATTCATCTAAAGGTACTCAAACTGGTTATGGGACTGGAACTAATACAAAGTTTGAAAAAATAGGGGCTGAAGGAGATAACCAATTTCCTATAACTGGAAAAATAGACGCAGTATCCATTTTTAACTACGCTCTTTCTACAAGCCAAGTAACAACTCTTTATGGTTCAAGCTCTACTGGTATAGGTAACCCCCAAAGTATTACGCCAAATCCTGTGGCGATGTATAATTTAGGAGACCAAGATGCCTTTAATGGAGCTAATTATTTAGTGCCTAATAGTTCTTTGAAAGATTATGTTTTTGATTTTGATGGGAGCAATGCACAAAGTGTTAATTGTGGAAATGATAATTCTTTACAAGCTACAACAGCTTTAACACTTTCTGCTTGGATTAAATATACTACAGATGATACAAATTTTAGATACGTTTTAACAAGAAGAGATTTAAATGACACTAATTATATGTTATATTTAAATAACACAACAGGAAGTAAAACATTAAAATTTGGTTCTAATGGCACTGCTACAAGTAGTGGTTCGGTAACTTATAATCAATGGCATCACGTAGCTGTAACAGTAAATGGCACAAGTGTTTCTTTTTATATAGATGGACAACCAGCAGGAACATCAACAATAAATGGTATAAATTCTTTTGCTGATAAAGATTTTATTATAGGAGATGTTACTTATTCTACAACTTATGAATTTGCTGGGTTAATTAGTAACCCTAAAATGTTTAATACAGCATTATCTTCAACAGAAGTAGAAACTCTTTACAATAATGGCTCTCCACTTACTTCAATGTCAGGCTTTACTTCTTTACAAGCTTGGTGGAAATTAGATGCTTCTGCTACTTATGATTCTTCAACAACAACTTGGACTATACCTGATGACAGTACAAACTCAAACGAT